AAAAAGTAATTGCACCAAGCATGTGGTTTGGTTCTGATTATGCCGACAAAGATACAAAGGATTTATATTGTGAGAATTGGAAGGTCATCTAATGGATAGGAATAAGGCACTTTATAAACTCAAAGGACTTCCTCCCATATATTACCTAAATCTGGATGAGCAACCGGAGAGAAAAGAATATATGGAAGAGCAATTTAAGTATTGGGAGATTGAGAATTATACTCGTATCTCTGCATACGATGGTAGAGATGGTAGAGACCTTGGAGACATTCTTAAAGGGAGATACCCTGATATGATGTCTTCTGGTGAAGTTGGATGCACCACATCTCACCTGAGAGCAATGGTAGAGTTTCTTAAGACTGATGCTCCGTGTGCCTTAATGATGGAAGATGATTGTGATATCTCTACTGCATCTTATTGGCCTTTTGAATGGAAGAATTTTTACGCAAAGATTCCTTATGATTATGATGTAATTCAACTTGCTGTGATTAATACAGCAACAGTTCATATAAGAATGCATAGGAGATTTGTGAATGATTTTTCAACTGCATGTTATTTGATTACACGCCGTCATGCACAAAAACTAATTGACCTTCATGTAAGAGGAGATAAGTATAAGATTGATAATGGAGTCAAACCAAGAGCTGTTGCCGATGATTTGATTTATAATTCCGGAAACACTTTTTCCATTCCTTTATTTTTATATAAACTTGAGTTAGGTTCTTCCATTCATGCAGACCATATCGATGTTTTTCATAAGGCAAGTTATGATGGACTTTGGAATTTTTGGAAGACACAGGCAAATCAAATAGAAGATTGGAACTCTTTATTTGATTATGATCCGTACTTTAATCGCCTGCCACCAGAGCAAAAAAGTAGTGAATGATACAAAGAAATACTTGACAGGACTTTATGTTTCCTATATAATACTGTAATGTTTCTTCACAAAACTCAAATGACTGTAACAACCGAAGACGGTGGACGCACAAACATGTGGGCCACAGAACCCCGTATGTACGTCGATCCATCCTATACTGAGACATATGGTCTTGAGACATATGCAGAACGTGCAGAGAAACTCAATGGTCGCACGGCAATGATTGGATTTGCCGCAGCACTAGTTTCTTATGCTACGACTGGTAGTGTTTTCTTTTTCGGACTTTTCGGTTTCTGAGTACTTGACAATGTATCAAATCTTGTTTACAATGACTAGTATTGCCTTCCTTGTGTTGTTGGCATATTCCGTAGAACAATTATCTGAAACTTACTAATGGACTTTAACGTTACCTTCCGCACTCCTGACGGTACAGAAACAACTGTTACCTGCCAGGATGACCAATATCTTCTTGATGCTGCCGAGGAAGGTGGTATTGATATGAACTATTCTTGCCGTGCAGGTGCCTGTTCATCTTGTGCTGGTAAGATTGTATCGGGTACAGTAGATCAAAGTGATCAATCATTCTTGGATGACGATCAAATGGAAGAAGGATTTGTGCTCACTTGTGTTGCATATCCAACTTCTGATGTTATAATTGAAACTGAACAGGAAGAGAACCTCTACTGATGCACGGAAGTCTTGAACCAGAAGATCGAGTAATGGATGCTCCATCTGTTTATGAACAAATTTCTTCTCTTGCCCAAAAATATGGGTGGGAAGAAGGTGATAACATCGTAGTTGAAATGGCAGGAACTCAAGTTTCTGGTATCGATGTTGGTGAAGTCTATAATAAAAAATGGCAATCACCCATTGGTACTCGTAAGTACAACAAAGAAGCATTCATTGTTATCAAAAATCTCTCAAGAGATCCCTTTGAGTCTTCTAAACCTATGGATAGAGATCACAAACCTCAACATCCATATGAACCAGTAAAGAATGTTTAATCCAAATCAACTCTATGATGATATGGAGAGACTAAATGCCCTATACGAAGAACTCTGCTGGGCACATGATGATGAACTAGTATTCACTCATGAAAATGGTAGAGTCATTATTTACAACAAAACACAGGAGCAAGAACAATGAACGAAAGAGCAGAACGTATTAATGGATGGGCAGCAATGATTGGTGTCATTGCAGCTATGGGATCATATGCAGCAACAGGTCAACTTATTCCAGGAGTATGGTAAAATGATGTTATTAGCAACCTTAATGTTTGGTGCTTTTATAATTCATTCGATGTTTACAGAAGATGTTGACGATGATGACCATTTTGATGGTGGTATGTTGATACCAGCACAAAACCCAATTCAATAACAGACAAAAAAGACTTTACTCTATATACTGAGTAGAGTCTTTTTTATTATATGCCAAAGAATCAATTGAGTAAGGACGAACTGATATGTCATGTTCTTAAACTCAAGCATGAAGTTGATGGAGAATCGAAATCAGTTTGGCAGAAAGAAAAGGACTTGGCACACAAGTATCTAAATCGAGTACTGGATCGAATTCAAGAGTATCGATACTAGGTCTTGACGGAATTTTCAAAGACCTGTATAATAGATGGGTCTTCGGGACACCACCTCAAAACACTCCTAACACGGGGGTTGACAAGGACGGGAAACCGTAGTATTATAAATAAGTCAGTAAGTCAAGAAACGAACACATTTCTTAACTGTTCTTAACACCCCGTAAACCAAGACCTCTAGGGTGTCTAAACACGTCTTTCATATCCCAGACTTAGGGTGTCTGGGAAATAGTAACTCCACCATTCCCTGATGGTCTTACTTTTCGTACAAAACAATGGCTACAACTCTTTCAAGGCAACAAACCTCTCCGTGGAATGATTTCTGCGAGTGGGTAACTTCAACAAACAATCGTCTTTATGTCGGTTGGTTCGGTGTATTGATGATCCCAACACTGTTAGCAGCAACTGTCTGCTTCATTGTCGCATTCATCGCAGCACCTCCCGTCGATATTGACGGTATCCGTGAACCCGTAGCAGGTTCACTCATGTATGGCAACAACATCATTTCTGGTGCAGTTGTCCCAAGTTCAAATGCAATCGGTCTCCACTTCTACCCAATCTGGGAAGCAGCATCACTCGATGAGTGGTTGTATAACGGTGGTCCTTTCCAATTGGTAGTCTTCCACTTCCTTATCGGCATCTATGCTTATATGGGACGTGAGTGGGAACTCTCATACCGTTTAGGTATGCGTCCATGGATCTGTGTAGCATATTCTGCTCCAGTCGCTGCTGCGAGTGCAGTATTCCTCGTCTATCCTTTCGGTCAAGGTTCTTTCTCCGATGCTATGCCTCTTGGTATTTCTGGTACTTTTAACTACATGCTTGTATTCCAGGCAGAACACAATATCCTTATGCACCCGTTCCACATGCTCGGTGTTGCTGGGGTATTCGGTGGATCTCTTTTCTCTGCTATGCACGGAAGTCTGGTTACATCTTCACTCGTCCGTGAGACGACTGAAACTGAGTCACAGAACTATGGTTATAAGTTCGGTCAAGAAGAAGAGACCTATAACATCGTCGCAGCACATGGCTACTTCGGTCGTTTGATCTTCCAATATGCTTCATTCAACAACTCACGTTCCTTGCACTTCTTCCTTGCTGCATGGCCCGTTGTTGGTATCTGGTTCACCGCACTTGGTGTCTCCACGATGGCATTCAACCTGAACGGTTTCAACTTCAANCAGTCNNTNNTTGATNNNCAGGGTCGTGTGCTCAACACATGGGCAGACGTATTGAACCGTGCCGGTCTTGGAATGGAAGTGATGCACGAGAGAAACGCACACAATTTCCCACTGGATCTTGCTGCTGCTGAGTCTACTCCTGTTGCACTTACCGCACCCGCAGTTGGTTGATATATCTAAAAACTGAATAACAAGAAAGAGACCTTACAGGTCTCTTTTTTTATGCTTAAGTATAAACTCGTAGGCATAAATTTTTGTTTCTAAATTGTATTGATTTACACACAAATGCTCTAAATAATGATAGAATTGGGGAGTTGAGAAAAGTGTAACTAAGTCGATTTTTATTATGAGCAAATTTATTCGTGGAGGTTATTTTGCATAATCTTATATCCTATAATCAATTAGCAGGATGGAAAGAAAGTTTTAAAAGATTTGGTAAAACCCTAGATAAAAGTATAGAGGAATCGGATCTAATTAATGATTATTACAATTGTCTGATTGAGTGTGATGATAATCAGTCATCATGCAAACGTATATGTCGGGAGGTTCTTAGAGAATAATGCATATGGTCTTATCTAAATATTAATGTAATAAGGAC